AACTTGCCGAACAGGCAGGCATTGAAACAGAATTTGACAACTACGGAGAAGTTAGGCTTTCAATGGCATACGGATCAGCCCTTGAAAAGTTCACCGAATTGGTTCTGAAGGAATGCGAAAAGGTTGCCAAAGATCCTCAATGGTATGGCGAATCGCCGTCTAATGGTTGGCGCAACCCTATCCGACATGTGTGTAATGTAATGAAAGAACATTTTGGAGTTGAAGAATGATCCTAAATAACACACCTCAAAACGAAGCCATCCTGTCCAATGTAGGTCAGGTAGGCGAGTTTCGTATTCGTAACAGTGCCAAAGCTTTCAGCATCCTATCAAGTGGTCTGTATGCTAACAAGATTAGGGCTATTGTAAGAGAGTTGTCATGTAATGCCTACGACAGTCACGTTGCCGCAAACAAAACCACAGTGCCCTTCGACGTTCACCTGCCTAATTTGCTTGAGCCATGGTTCAGTATCCGTGACTATGGTACTGGTCTGAGCCGAGAACAGGTTACGAACCTCTATACTACATACTTTGAATCCACTAAAACTACCTCCAATGAATTCATTGGTGCGCTGGGTTTGGGTTCAAAATCGCCTTTCTCTTATACTGACAACTTCACGGTTACTGCGGTCAAAGACGGCGTTCGGGGTATCTATACTGCCTTCATCAATGAGCAGGGTGTGCCTTCTATCGCACTAATGGCTGAAAGTGAAACTACCGAGCCTAATGGTGTCGAAGTCAAGTTTTCAGTAAACGATACTAAAGACTTTGGTAAGTTTCAGCAAGAGGCTGGTGTCGTTTACAAACATTTCAAACTTCGCCCAGTAATTTCGGGCGCAAGCAATTTTAAGTTTACAGACCCTGATTACAAAGAGCGGGATATTGTTCCAGGCATTCACCGAGTACATGCCAATCTCCATGGCGGCAAGCAAAGTGTCGCAATCATGGGTAACATTGAGTATCCGATCAATGTTCCTGATTCTGAGCTTAAAGGGTTCGGTGATCTTGCCCCAATGCTAAACTGTGGCCTGGTCATTGAGTTTGGTATTGGTCAACTTGACTTTCAGGCAAGTCGTGAAGGTCTTAGTTACGTGGGCGTAACGCTGGCTAGCATCAAATCAAGGCTGGAACAACTGCGTGACTCACTATCACTTATCATTACTAGGGAAGCCAAAAAGCTAGAAAACATTTGGGAGCGGGCGATTTACCTAGCAGCAATGCTAAATGATCCGCTATACAAAGCAAGCGCCACTAAGTACATCAAAGATACTGGCTTTGATTTTGTATCAATTGATGGCTATGTTAAGCTAAAATCTTGGGAGCTAACTGAAAAGCTGCTACAGGAAGAATTCAACATTGTACTAAAAATGGGTGGCCGCGCCCGACATGAGCGTAGGGCTTATCTTACGCACCCAACAACTAACTACAACGATCCCACTGCAGGTAGCCGCCGCTATCATACTATCACAATCAGCAAAGATCACTATTTTGTAATCAACGATACCAAAAAAGGTGTCTTTGAGCGTACAAAGTATCATTGGGCACGCAAGTCTATCACGGCTTATAGTGAGACTTTTTGCGTAATTGAAAAATTCGACAAAACTAAACCCCTTAAAACTACCGAGTTCTTTGCGTTTATCTCCAACCCACCAAAGAATCAAATTCTACTAGCAACTGAGTTGAGCGAAAAACCCAAAAAAGAGCGGGGAGAAAAAGCTACTATTCTTTCGCTACAAAAACGCAATTACGAACGGCGTCGGGATAGTCGTTGGGTTTGGGAAGATGCGGGTACACTAGATGACTTTGACGATAGCAAAACATACTACTATGTTCCACTATCGCATTACACTATTGGTACCAAATCTACAGAAAAAGAAATCAAAAATCTGTATGAAACAGTCGTTCAAGCAGGCATTCAACCTAATAAACTGTACGGCGTTCGCAAGCAGGAATGGGATGCTGTAAGCAAGAAAAAGAATTGGGTTCATCTTGATACGCTAGTTTTGGACAAACTCAAGTCAGCGGGTACGCATACGGCAAAAGGTTTGGCTAAATCGGCAGTTGACTTTTCAGAATTTTTCAAGCATAATGTAGTGCAGCATCTAAATAGCAATAGTCCTTTCGCTAAACTATTCGCGGAGTTGAAGGATGTGAGGGTGGTTCATAATGACTACAACATCAAGCAACTTATCAGGTGGTATGGTGTAGAGGATAATAGCAAAGTACATGAGGCAGAGAAAAAAGTTTGGATTGATAAGATTCAAGAAGTAAACAAGCGTTATCCGTTCCTATCACAACTGGGTTATAGGACTGAGGTAAAGGACGTAATTGAGTACATCAACATGATCGATCAAGTAAAAGGAATTTAAAATGGCATATCCCTTCATTATTCAAGGCAACAATCTTACTGTCGTTATCGACGGTAACCCCCACACAATCAGCAATACTCACGTTACCTTCGACAAGGTAAAAGAGGCAATCAAGGCTGGTGATTGGTCTAAGGTCAAAGATATTATCGAACCCAAGAAAGTAGTTCTAAGCTATGGAATGGGTAATGTCAGTATTCAAGGCGAAACTCTTTACTGGAAAGGTCAACCATGGCACAACGCAATGGCAACACGAATGGTTCAAATGCTTCAGGATGGTTTTCCGATCGAACCTATGGTCGAGTTTATGGAAAATCTAATGGAGAACCCCAGCAATCGAAGTGTCACGGAACTCTATGGCTTTCTGGAAAAGAACAATCTACCAATCACTCCGGATGGTTGCTTTCTGGCTTACAAAAAGGTACGAAGTGATTTTAAGGATGTATATTCAGGTACGATGGACAACTCACCTGGAAAGGTAGTTGAAATGCCGCGTAACCAAGTTGATGATCGCGCTGACAATACCTGCTCACATGGTCTACATTTCTGTAGCAAGGATTATCTACAACATTTTAATGGGGATCGTATCGTTATCGTAAAAATCAATCCCAAAGATGTAGTCAGTATTCCTACAGATTACAACCATAGCAAGGGTCGTGCTTGCCGTTACGAAGTTATTTCGGAGCTAGGTGTAAGCCCCGATGATGCTTTTGTTAAGCCAGTTCAAACTGATGCTGGTTGGCCTGAACCAGTGCTGGTTCAGCCTGAACCGGCAAAACATCAACCCAAACTAGGTAAGACTGAATTTTATCGTGGCTATAGTGATGGTTTCTATGGTTACGATGAGCAAGAGTTTCTGTCACAGGATTACTATGAGGGTTATGAAAAGGGCTGGCGTGATGCTGAAGATGATCGTCCCGAGCGTTATCGCTTTGAGGATGATGGTTATTCAGAAGATGACCCTGAAGTAGGTTGCTAAAAAATGAATGACGATCAAGTCGATGGACTGAATAGTTCTACCTATTGGCGTGACAGGAACGAACAAGAGTCCCGAGAAAAGCGCATTGAAGGTAAAAAAATGATGCGCGACCTTATGGCGTGGTGGGCTGAAAAGGATCGCTGGGCAGAATTTGTCAAGTCATATCCGCAGCGATTTGCCCAAACTCTCCACAAAGCCAGTGTTATTGGTAAAGTAGAATTCCTGCCTGACTCAAATCTATACAGGTTTGACGTTGATGGTGGGGTAGAAATTGGGGTAGAGATTCCCCATCTACCTGATTGTCCCGTAAAAGAGACATTTGAAAAAGTAGAAAGCACATTCAATTCATAATTGAGGAATTATCATGTCTACTCATTCAGCAATTGGTATTCTCGCCGACGGAAAAATCACTGCTATCTATGCTCATTATGACGGCTATCTTAGCCATTATGGCGTTATTCTTCTAAGATACTATGACGAGGCAAAGACAAAACGCCTTGTTAGCATAGGGGATCTTAGTACGCTTGGCACAGAAATTGGTGAAGAGAAAAATAATCTATTCAATGGGGCCTTTTCACCAAAAGCAGAAGATACAACCTTTCCCAAAATTTGTAGGTTCTATGGCAAAGATTATGGGGAAGAATTCGACACCAAAACAGAATTTTACTATGAAATGACTATGCGTGGATGTGAGTACATTTATCTAATGCTAAATGGTAAGTGGACCGTCAAAACCGACGGTAATAAATGGATGGACCTAGAAAAAGCCCTTGTAGTGGATACCCTAATTAGGGATTGACAATAATTCCCACTTCTGCTATAATACGGAAACTATGAAAGTACCTACTATTGGCAGCAAGATCAAGATCCGTGTCAGTTATTGGCAGGGTCCCCGAATGATTCCCCCTCAGCCCGGATTTCATGAGTATGAGGGTGAAGTTGTCAAGTCCTACAATTGGCTGAATGATCGTCAATTCTGTATGACTGGCGACAAAGATTGGCCCATCAGGGTAATCAGCATGGATATGGTTGAGGACATCCAGCTGCTGAAGGGTACATTCAAAGAAGTGGATACGGGGGTCAAGGTATTCACGGTCAAAGGTAGCAAGGGCAATAGCTACACTGTGACTAGAAATGGTAAGGGTTGGAATTGTACTTGCCCAGGTTTTCAATTCCGTCGTCAATGTAAGCATGTTTCGGAACTGAGTGGTGTAAAATGAAACATCTTTGTAGCCTCATTCTTACCATCATGTGGGTAGCAGGTATTGTAATTGCTAAAGGCGTTGTAAGTACATTCTTCGCAATCATTTTCCCTCTTTGGGCTTGGTATCTTGTAGTCGAACAGGCTGTAATCAAATATTTACTATGAACGAGAAAGAAAATACTGTTAGAATTCTAAAAGAAGAACGCCTATTGGTTACTGGCTTTTGGTGCCGTTTTGGTCTACACAATTGGACAAAATGGAGTACACCTTATAGAGCTAGCATTTACCTTATCCAAGAAAAAACTTGCGGTTGTTGCGGCTTAGTTAGACACAGAAAAGTAATGGCTCCATGATTTATTACAAAATTAGAAATAAAGATACCGGGTTGTTTGTGAAAGGTACACCTGCCTATTACAGTTACGATAAAGATGGTCGCGTTTTTCAAACACTGGGCAGGCTTAGGTCGTTCTTGTCCAACGTCATATCTAATGATGAACATTATAATAAATACCATGACCAAAAACGCAATCGTCTATCAGAATGGGAAATCATTGAATTAGAAATGCTTGTCAAGGATGTTAAAGGCGTTCACGAAGTAATCAAAGCAGACAAACTTATTAAACTATTATGAAATTGGTCTAGTATAGAACACACCAATTTTTTCCTGTAGAGCCTTTTTGTATCATATCACACATTACGGATTTATTTACACCATAATAATTTATTAGCACCCATCTAGTACAATGTATAATTTCCCCTGTTTTTAAATTAAAAAATGTGTACGTATTATTGTCAAATCTGGGATTTTTCTTGTACGAATTGTCTTTGCCCTTTAAGCTTCGCGACCTTAACTTTTTTAATTGTGTAGCTTTTTCTATACCATATAATTCTTCGTATGATTTTCCTTTAAATTGTTTTATTGCTCTTTCTCGTAATGCCGATTTAACTTGATTAGTATGAGTTTTTCCGAACATACCATTGACTGCACCAAAACACCCTCCACCATCACCATTCTCATCTTTTAGATTAGCCCATTTTTTACTAGTAGACACAGACCAAAGCTTGCTATAAAATAGCCCCCAAGCTTTTATTGCTGATTTGGATATACACTTATGAAGTATTTTAGTATCGTAATTGTATCCGTGTTTCTTTAGATGAAGGTTCCAATATGTACCTGATCCTGTATATGTATGTGGATTTTTATGTGAAGTAAAACCTAAATATTGTAGCCCAGTAATTCTATGCGTCTTTACATAGAGGTAATAAATATTCATGCTGATTGCTCCTTGTAGCATTAGAGAGGATGGGTATTCCACTACCGCGATCCTCATTTTTATTTATTATAATGTTGACAACAATTAAAATTGTATCTATAATAACAATTCAACTTCATTTAAGTGACTATTATGGAAAATAAAGGAAAAGGTGTCGGAGGCATGCGGATCGCGCTCGCCTCCGACCTTTAGTGACTCCACCTAGAATTTGGAGACCTCAATCTTACTAACGATGAAGGTGCAGAGGTCCTTATCCTATCTGGCGACATCATGATCGCTGAGGACCTGCACGATCATCCTGAAGGTGCGGCTAACGGAGTCAATTTGGGTCGCCGTCAAATGGCAGCCCAAATGTACCGTGATTTTCTAAAACGGTGCAGTCACCAGTTCCCGCATGTAATTTATGTGGCGGGCAACCATGAATTTTATCATGGCAAGTTTTGTCGTGGATTGGATACTCTGTATGACGTATGCGCTAAGTTGCCCAATGTATACTTTTTGGAAAATGAAACCAAGGTAATTGGCGAAGTGTCTTTTATTGGATGTACGCTTTGGACGGATATGAATCATGGCGATCCGTTGACCCTTCATGCTGTCCGAGACATGATGAACGATTACAATGTGATTGTAAACGATAGCCAAGGTTATACTAAACTCAGACCTGCTCATACACTAAGCAGACACCTTAAATCGCTACAATACATCAAAAATGTAATTCAAGGCAAGCACGATGAAAAATTTGTGGTAGTTGGACATCATGCTCCTAGTAAACTCTCTACGCATGAGAATTACAAGAATGATTTTATTATGAATGGCGCTTATAGCAGTGACCTCAGTGAATTTATCCTTGACAATCCTCAAATCAAACTTTGGACTCATGGCCATACTCATTATCCATTCGATTACTTGATTGGTTCTACCCGAATTGTGTGTAACCCACGCGGGTATATTGGACATGAGCCTCAGGCAGATGACTTCAAACTCAAGTATTTGGAAGTATGAGCTATAGTTTAGGTAAACAAGGTTACCAAACGCTATTGATTAAGCACCTCGACTAATCTATAATGCTGGTACGTTGTAAGTCACAACGAAACATTTAAAAGGAAATAATATTATGACTAAGCAAGAACGTGTACTAGAAGCCCTTCAGCGCGGTGAGCAACTAACCGCCAAGCAAATCGCTGCTCGTTTTGGTGTTGCTAACCCAAGAGCCACAATCAGCGACATTCGCTATCAAGGTTTTGCAATCTACGCAAACCGTAACGTTGACACCAAAGGTCGTGTCACAACCAAGTATCGTCTAGGTCGCCCCTCACGCGCTCTAGTCGCTGCTGGTTATCGTGCCCTATCACTAGGTCTATCTGCCTAACTTTTAGAACCAGAAAGGTTTGACGGGTACCTTAAACAAAGCCCGTCGACAATTCAAGGACTATGATGAATTTATTTCACGAAATCATGGACAAACTGGGTCGATACAGATTGATCCCAGATCGCAGAACAGGTGCAAACTATATGCACCGTTATTACATTTTTCTCAAAGATCGCAAACGCTTCCCTTTCAACGTCACGCTACATAAAATTGTACGTAGTGACGATCCTATTTTTCACGATCATCCCTGGCCTTACATGACTATTGTCCTAAAAGGTGGTTATTGGGAACACACACCTAACTTTGATGAGAATGGTAAACTAACAGGTGAAAACAGGGTATTTAAAGGTCCAGGAAGTATTGTACGTCGCAAATCAAAAGAGTATCATTGGCTTGAGCTTGACAATGAACAACCCGCAGTGACTTTGTTTTTTATGGGTCCTCAACAGCGTGAATGGGGTTTCTTAGTTGAGCTAAAGCGTGGCGTTACTCGTTGGGTAAAATGGACACATTACTTAGAAGATTGGAAAAACTATCACGAAACTAAAGTAATGAGCAAAACTTTAAAAGCACTGAATGAGAAAAAAGAATGAAAACTAAATGCGATGAGCTTAAAGATTATGCCATCTTAGAGGGCTCTGAATGGGGCGAGGCTATGATGGCTTTATGTCATGTAAGTCATTACTCCTATCTACTAAGCGAAGAACTATCTACTGCTCTACAAAAAGAAATCTCAGATAACTTGGAGTACGTCAAGGCTAACGCTACTATCGTAGAATCATCTGAAACACGTACTACTAAGTATAAAACATTAGAGTGGAATGAATAATGACTAGTCAAACAGAAGAAATTCTACATATTCTACAAGAAGAATGCGCCGAGGTAATTCAGGCAATTAGTAAGTGCCAAAGGTTTGGATTTAATAATGCTAAGCCAGGCACTGACAAAACTAACTTGGATCAACTACAAGAAGAACTAGGTGACGTAATGGCTATGGTTGAACTATTAGTAGAACAAAAAATTGGTGTACAGCATATTAATATCACAAAAGCCAAAGCCAATAAGTTTGACAAACTAAAAAAATGGTCTACAATCAGCACCAATAAATAAAATCATGGATCTTTTGTCTATTATTCTAAATGCTATTTGGATTGCCTTTTGGTTTTGGGTAGGTACTAAACTTGTTGAAAGAGTAAAATCTCTCAAAGAGAAAGATAATCTTCTATCTAAAGAAGCAGTGATTCTAAGTCAAATCAAAAAGATCCCCACACTAAAAACAGAAATTCATGGTGAAGTAATTTTTGCTTTTAACACAGGCGATGATACATTCGTTGCTCAAGGTTCAAGTATTGACGAAGTAGCAGAAGTAGCATATAAATACAGAAAAATTGATTTGGCTTATGTATTACACAATGGGCAACCTATTTGGTTCTTGAATGGTAAAGTTACAACAACAGATGTAAAGCTTACATGAAAGCAAAATTAGGAAAGTATCTTACTAAGAAAAATAGAAAAATTGATATTGTCATCGACAAGTATGATACATGGGGTCTAGACCATACCCTAGCGTTGATAATCCTTCCCTGCCTAATTCAACTGAAACACACGAAGCATGGTGTTCCTGGAGATTTCGCTAGTGTTGGTGGCGAAGATTACGAACTTCAACAGGCTTTTGACTTTTACAGAGATAGTCATAATTGGGCCTTTGATGAAAAAATAAAAGAATGGGATGAAGTTCTTGACAAGATGATTTGGTCTTTTCATGAAATTGCCAAAGATGAGTATGGGGACAAATATCATCATGGTAAACCAAAGTATGAATTCGTAAAAACTAATACTAAGTTCCCTAACCCTGTTACAGGTAAAATGGAAGATACATTTGAAATGGTCGATAAAAATCCCGAAGAACATTGGTACGACCACGTGGGTCATAGACTGCACGAAGAAAGAATCCAAGAAGGTTTAGATTTGTTCGGCAAATACTTTAGAAATCTTTGGGACTGATATGAACTCATTTGACCACATGGTGATGGCATTAAATAAGGCCGCAGTAGAATATGAAAAACTCAAACTTCCTAAAATTGAAGTTCAACCAAATCCTGACAAGATTAAAATTACTCAAGAAGAGTTTGACAATTTTTATAAAGAATTTGTCTTTGAAAAGCTTAAAGGCGTAAGTTTGGCATCGGCATTTTCGGAAAAGTTTAAAATAACTGACGTAATTTTCATGGTAAAAACCAGTGATGACTTTGCGTTAGATTTCATAAAAACACATTACTTAAAATGAAACAAAAGTTTATAGACTATTATATGAAAATGGCTGAACTCACAGCCGAACTATCATACGCTAAACGATTACAAGTTGGTGCAGTAATAGTAAAAAATCAACAGGTAATTGGTACTGGGTATAATGGTACTCCTGCTGGTTGGGACAATACCTGCGAAGATAAGGAGTGGTGCAGCGGCGGCGGGTGGCTGGATTATGAAGAAATTATAGAAGGATGGCCCTATGAAGGCACATACCTTGATTCAGATGGCAATGAAATGCAGGGTAGGTATCGTCTAAAAACCAAACCTGAGGTTCTACATTCAGAAATGAACGCACTGATGAAAGTTGCTAAATCAACAGAAAGCAGTGAGGGCGCTACACTATTCTGTACTCACGCACCCTGTATTGATTGTGCTAAAGCCATTTATCAGGCTGGTATTAAAAATGTATTTTACAGAAATCATTACCGTGATGATAATGGACTTAAATTCTTAGAGAAGAGTGGTGTAAGTGTTACCAACTACGAATGACTATAAAAGCGAGATAAAGCTTAATTTTGGAGAGTTGGGTCCCATTATTGAATGGTGCAATACTAATTGCGTAGGTGAGTGGGGATATCAGGTTTTGGGCATGGCTGGGGAACTGCAAGGCGAATATGAATTTTATTTTGCCGATAAAGCAGATTACATCAACTTTACACTATATAAAAAATGAAGTATTTTACGTTCATCCGAGAGTCAAATAAGTTTGACGACATTCTTAAAGATGCCACAATCAGAAAAGCAATTAGAACGAAAATTCTATTCCGTAATCATTTGATTATTGGTATAGAATTAGATAAGGGCCAAATTGAATCTTATATCACATTGAAATACGGGGAAGACCTTAATACCGAATTGATTAAGGATTTTTCCCCTATTCCTAATATTGATTATAAACCCAAGAGAGATTAAAACTTACTAATCAATATCCTTGCTTCTGGAATACGATCACTAATAGTTCTACTTCCCAAGATAATGATTGTTTTTGTTCCTTGAATAGTAGAAACAATCATAGCTATACATCCCCCAGCACGCTGTATGTAACCTGTTTTACTAACAGCAAATCTTTCATTGGCTACAATAGGATTAGTATTTCTGAATACTATCTTTTGCTTTTTATTTACTTGCCAAGAAACGATATTTTTGTTGCTATCTTCTTGAATAGCTTCGTATTGGCTAGCTGCTGCTAATAGCTTGACCAAATCTTCAGCAGTGCTTACATTAGTATGCTGTAATCCTGTGCTATCTGTAAAGGTTGTATTAGTCATATTCAAGGACATTGCTTTGAGGTTCATAGCAGAAATACAAGCATTGAAACCGCCAGGATAATACTCACATAGATATCTTGCTGCTATATTATCAGATTTTACGATAGCTAGTGTAATTAATTGCCTACGAGTCAAATTTACACCGTATAATTTCTTTGGCACTACCTCATCTAATGATTGTCCACTGTCAATAACGACCATAGCAGTCATCAATTTGGTTATACTGGCAATGGATCTTATTTCAGTAGTATTCTTACCACTGATTATTTCACCTTGTTCGTTGGCAACTAGCCAAGATTGGGCACTTATTTCGTCAGCATTCGCAATGCCAAATGTTGATGAAATAACCAATCCTAATAATGTTTTTTTGAATATATTACCCATTATTACTCCTTTAAAGTATTATATATCATTTTTGTTTCATTGTAAAGACTAACAGGTGAGAATAAATAGTGGATGAAAGCAAATGAGATAATCGGTAAAAAAGAAATTCCCCATCTATATTTGGACATGGACGGTGTAACCGCGGATTTTTTTGGGGAGTGGGCCCGCCATCATAATGTTCCAACATATAAACACATTCCAAATCGCGAAGAAGCCATAGATATATTAGCACATAGTAGCCCAAAACAAGTTTATACCTTTTTTCGTGAGTTGCCTCCATTAAAAGGTGGTTTGCAAATCATAAATTGGTTAAAATCAAACAAAGTTCCTTTTACTGTTTTAAGCGCACCCCTAAAAGGGCCTTATTCCAAATATAGCATTCAAGCTAAAAAAGATTGGCTGGATCAGTACAATCCTGGTACAAGTAACGATGCTATATTTACAGGTGATAAATTTCTGTACGCGGTTAGAAATGGAAAACCAAATGTGTTAGTAGACGATTTTGGTAAATATATCAATGCTTGGCGTGAAGCAGGCGGTATTGGCATTAAACATGACGATGTTAGTACTGGTACTACTATAAAACAACTTGAAAAGCTATATTTAGATAAATAATAATATTATTAGATTGGTAAAATAAAATGGACGATATTAAAAAAATTCTTGATTTATTCCGTGAAGCTGAACCCCAAACAGAAGAAGTTTATGAAGACGGCATAAACTTATACGATAGCTTTGATTTTGAAATCGGTGAAGACCTAATAATTGAAACAGGTGTTGTGGGAATAACTGACGAGGGCGACATTATTGTAGAAGGTGATGATGTCATGTTAGGTATTTTAAGTATTAACACCTTAATTACTGAGGCAGAAGATATAGCTGAAAAAATGAAGATGGGTGCTAGTACAGATGCCGCAGCATCAGGCACTATTGGAGAAGCTGAATATCAAGGCCGCAAAGTGCCTTTAGGTAAGCCCATGAAGGGCGATGTGAAAAAATCTAAAGTGTATGTTCGTAAACCTGATGGAAAAGTAGTAAAAGTAAATTTCGGTGATAAAAATATGCGGATCAAGAAATCCAATCCCGATCGCCGCAAATCATTCCGAGCCCGTCATAATTGTGATAATCCTGGACCAAGGTGGAAAGCAAGATACTGGTCTTGCAGAGCTTGGTAAAATATGGCTAAAAAGGCACCAAAAACTTCTACTAGATATGAAGTAATCACACAACAGGATGACAATCCTGACGATATGCTAATCCCAATTCCACCCCCATTGTTACAACAAATGGGGTGGAAAGAGGGTGATGAAATCGAGTTTTCCATGGACGAATTGGGCAGATTAGTACTGCGCCTAAAACGTTGACAATAAATCGCCAATGTAGTATAATAGAGTTTAAATTGACTATCCATATATCAACATGACTATGCACCTTCTACCGCCCATGTACTCTACTACGGGCAAGAAAAAAGGCAAACAAAAGTGGGCCAGTGCCGATGCTAAACGCAAAGCACAGGAATTGGACAGGGAGTGGCAGAAAAAACAACAAGAATGGGCAGCCATTTCTAAGCCCAAAGTCAAGCCTGTTGTCTCGGCAGTAAAATACAAAATGCCCACCGTACCTCAGGACAGGCGCGTGCAGGGCAAATCTATTGACACTGGTGTCAAGGGTGCAGTAACAGTCAAACAAACTCAACATTATACAGGTGATCGCCTTCTTGGCATCACTATCATGCACAAGTCTTGCCTACAACCTGTATTTTCACAGGAACAGGCAGTGGATGCGGCCCACATGCGTCGCTAATATCAGGAGCAAAAAAGTAAATTTTATGGCAAAAGAAAGCACAGTAAAGATTGACGGAACAGTGGTAGAGGTTCTACCCAACACTCTATTCCGAGTCAAACTAGAAACTGAACAAGTAGTTCTAGGTTATATTTCTGGTAAAATGCGCCAGAACGAGATTAAGATTCTAATGGGTGATCCCGTTGAATTAGAATTTTCACCCTACGATATGTCTAGAGGTAGGATCGTAAAGCGAAAATGATATAATGTCTCCAGTCCGATAAATATATGGATGAGAGACATTATCAAACTACTTGAGGAAAAATCAAAGCCTCAAGACATTGAAATCATAGCACTCAACTTCGAACCTAAAGAAGTTGCTCCTGTGCTGTCCAAAGACACCATAGACCTTCACTATGGTAAGTTGGCTCACGGATACGCTGAAAGATACAATAAGAAAGAAGGCGATCCTGAGTTTAACTACGCGGGTGTATTTCTACACAACCTGCTATTCACACAATACCGCGAAGTAAGAAGCAACAATCAACCTAATGGTCCAATGTTTGGATTCATTAACAAGCATTTTGGTTCATACGAAGCCATGAAAGAAAAATTTGAGTCAGAGGCAATGCCTCTACAAGGTTCAAATTGGATCTATCTAGCGTATGATGGAAGTATTAAAACAATTAAAAATCACGAAGTTAGAAAAGACATACTTTTACTAATCGATTGGTGGGAACATGCCTTCTTGCTAGACTATGGATCAGACAAGAAAAAATACTTAAATGAACAGTGGAAGATCATAAACTGGAATGTCATTAATACCCGTTGGGGACAAAGTTTATAAAATAAATAGGGTTTATGAATTTACCTTTATCATATTTTGAATAAATAGTTTAAAGGTAAATAAAACATGGGTTTAAAAATTGTAGGAGGAGTAACAGTACGTCAAGGTATGACTATACTTGTTACAGGGGGTAATGTCCCATCCGAGCCTACCTATTATACTACAGCATTATATCCAATCCTCACCGAAGATTCTTTAGAAGTTGGTACGTTAACCAGCCAGAAATCCACATTGTGGGGCATAAATATAGAAAATATGGATGTAGGGTTTGATGCAGTAAGTGCAACCCTTCCTGTGGTAATTAATTATATAAATTATACTGACGGACTACCCGAAAATATGAATATAGGGTTTGATGCAGTAAGTGCAACCCTTCCTGTGGTAATTAATTATATAAATTATACTGACGGACTACCCGAAAATATGGATGTAGGGTTTGATGCAGTAAGTGCAAACATGGTAGTTGTTATAAATTATATAAATTATGATAACTATCCTACAGAACAGTTGAATGTGGGATTCGATGCAGTAAGTGCTAGTTTAATATAACGGAGTTTTACATGATTAATGTGAATGCTCGCCTTCAAGGCGATTATAATGTAGTAATAAAAAGAGGTGACGGTAAAACCGAAGAAACAGGTTGGTTTAAAAACTTAATTCTAAATCAAGGATTAGACAGATTAGGTTCAACAGGACAGGTAATATCCTATGGACAAGTAGGTTCGGGTACAAATGCTCCCGCCATAACAGATACACAATTACAGACTTATGTAGCAAGTAGCGAAGCTCAATTTGTTGCAAGTTCAGCAACAAATAGCGGATCACCTGACTACTACGCAGAACTTACCTGGGCTTTTAGGTTCCCTCAAGGTTCAGTAGTAGCTATAATTAGCGAAGTAGGTGTCGGATGGGATAATAGTGCAGGGGCAAACTTATTCAGTAGAGCACTCATTTTAGATGGGTTGGGCAATCCAACAACTTTATCTGTAACAGCAGAAGATGAACTTTTTGTTTATTACCGATTAAGAATATATCCCCCATTGACAGATGTTACAGGTTCATTGACTATTGGTTCAGCCAGTTATCCTTATACTATCAGATTAGCAAATGCAAATAATTTTGGTGTGAGTATCTTTACTTTGTCATCCGCTGAAACTTTTAGTGGTTACGGTTATGCGTACACTTATCAGGCTGGTGCAACTTTAGGATCAATAACAGATAGTGGATTAAGTGGTTCTTATACAAACAACCCATCTCCCTCAAGTGCATCCGCACCGCCATCATCTTCAGGGGTTTATAGACGAGATATTTCGTATACTTGGGGAATTAATGATGGCAATGGACCAGGTGGATTTCAAGGAATATTATTTGGCGTAGGACAGAGTTATGCACCGTTTGTATTTCAAATGTACTTTAATGATTTAATACCAAAAAATAATACCAAGCAGTTTAATCTAACAATGCGATTTAGTTGGGCAAGATTATAATGGCTATTCCTGGTGGTAATCAAAATTTTACACCTACACCCGATGTGGGTATATTTTTACCACCTAATGATATTGCTTATAATCCACTATCGCAGATCATTAGGGGAGGTTTAGCTGTTGGCAATACCAGTCAAGGTAGGGATTATCAAAATTGGCAAGTATTCTATGAAAGTGGTGATATCAAAATCAAACCAGTTACTGGTAATGTAGAGTTTACTTATCCTGTACCTAATGCGACTATAGTAAGTGGTGCTTTTGACCAAAATATGAGTCCTATTATTGCTTGGGTAGACACAAGTAATTCGGCGTCGATATACTTTTTTGGACCAAGTGGATACACCACTTTAACTGTAAATGGTGTAAACTCAATGAGGTTAGGTATAGACGATATAAGAGAGTTTTATTCAGCGGCAAGTGATATATTCTTTGCATATACTAAGAACAACAATTTGTATTATAGGATACAGAGAGATAATTATACAAATGAATATCTCATAGGTTCTGCTCCAGGTATGACCTTGCGTAGAATGGGGCCCACAAATAAAAATAGATTTCAATTTGAGTTGTTATGATATGATGATAAAGCTAACTCCCCAAGCACAGAAAAAAATAGAAGAAATAATACTAGAAGAAAATGATCCTACACTAAAGTTACGTGTATTTGTTCAAGGTGGAGGCTGTTCTGGGCTACAATATGGTTTTGCATTAGACAATGAACAATCAGAAGAAGATTTTGAAATTGAAGTGGGGTCAGTAAAACTCATAGTTGATGTAATGTCATCACAGTATCTTCAAGGTGCTTCTATAGATTTTAGTGAAGATATAACAGGGACACAGTTTAAAATACAAAATCCTAACGCGCAATCTACTTGTGGATGTGGTAACTCCTTTTCAGCGCCTGACTGGAATATTTAAATAGCCATTTTATTTTTGTTCTTTTTGATAAATACTCAATAAGGACTAAACAATGGCTATTCCAAATATTGCTAATATTAGGGTAGGATTACCCAATGAATCCATAAACAGTGATTCATTGTTTACAGCATTTACAAAAACTAGAGATAACTTTAATACTATTGCTAACCTAGCCAGCCCCTATAACACCTTTACAGGTAATGGAGTAAGTATAAATGCTAACTCCCAAGCAGGCATAGTTGATATAACTAATACTGGAGTTACTCGTATTGTTGCTGGCACAGGTGTGAGCATTAGTTCTGCTAATGGCGAGGTTACTATCTCATCAAACGGTGGTGGTAACGGTGGTTCGGGCACAGTAACTAGCGTAAGTATACAATCACCTAATTCAACTTTGAATGTGTCAGGGACGATTGTTTCTGCGGGTCCCTTACTTGTTGATTTGCCTCCCATACAAAAACCATTAAGTAATGTAAATATAGCAGGAAATTATACAGCAGCAAACATTACTGTTGATGCTTTTGGTAGAATCACAAACGCTTCAAGTGGTAGTTTAGGTATAACAAGTTTAGCCTTAATACCTGGTTCGGGAATAAGAGTTGAAGGTAGTCCTGCTACGGCATCATCTAGTAATATTACAGTTATAAACACTGGTGTAACTAGATTAAATGCAGGAAGTGGAATAGCATTAAGCGGTAGCAATGGTAATGTAACAGTAAGTCTTACAGGGGCAGTAGGTAGTGTCACATCAGTTGGCGTTTCAAGTAATACATTAGTAGTAGCAAATTCACCCATAATAACTTCTGGTGTAATATCAGTTAATTTACCAAATGCTATTACTCTGAGTGGTAACCTTCAAGGTGGTAATTTAAGAACAGCAAATGTATTAAGTGTGGGCGGCAACGCAAATATTGGTAACATAGGTACTGCAGGTCTAATCACTGCAACAGGTAATATTCAAGGTGGTAACCTAAGAACAACAGGTATATTATCAGTTGGTGGTAACGCTAATGTAGGTAATCTAGGAGTTACTGGTGTCTTTGCAACTACACTAAGTGCTACAGGTAACGCTAATGTAGGTAATCTAGGAGTTACTGGTGTCTTTGCAACTACACTAAGTGCTACAGGTAACGCTAATGTAGGTAATCTAGGAGCTACAAATGGCGTATTTACTAATGTCTCGGGTAATGGCGCAGCACTAACAAGTATAACAGGTGCTAACGTAACAGGTACAGTAGCTAATGCAACATTTGCTACTACAGCAGGTACAATAACAACAAATGAACAACCAAACATTACATCAGTTGGTACATTGACAAGTTTAAGCATTAATGGTGATGTCACAGTAGGAAATAATCTTTTTGTAAATGGTAATCTAACTTATATAAATGTTGATTCATTGCAAGTACAAGATCCATTAATTAATTTAGGGGGTGGACCTAATGGCACACCTTTAACTACCAATGATGGTAAAGATAGAGGAGTTGTATTGGATTATTATACTACTACCCCTGTTAGTGCGTTTATGGGTTGGGATAATAGTAATTCAGAATTTGCATTTGGTAGAAATGTAAGTGTATCAAACGAAATAATTACGTTTAATCAATTGGCAAACACAAGATCGGGTAATGTAATATCTGCGGGAGGTGTGTTTGCTCAATCATTATCGGCTTCAGGAAATGCTAATGCTAGTAATGTATTCGCTTCAACTGCCACGATAGGTGGACTTACCGTAACTTCTGACAGAATTAATTTAGTACCCACAACTATCTCTAATACTACTAACAACGGTGATATATGGTCCACTGCAAATGGGTTGTATGGCCAATTTAGTGGCAATTCTAATTATATTGGTGGTGCGTTGATATCATTTCAAGCAGTTACTAATCCAACAGTAATGTTGGCTCTAAATAGCAATTTAGGAGGCGACGACGACTTACTTTACCCATTCGTTAATCATAATTTTGGAAATTGTTTTAATGCTACTACTGGTAAATTTACAGTACCAATAACTGGTATTTATAGTATGAGCGCCTCCGTTACAGGATCAATAATAGGTAGCTCCGGTCCCACTATTGATATTAGTATCTATACAGCAAGTAATGGATTTCCAATTAATGATGGATTGGGCGCGATATCAGCAGGCACTTTTTCAGGTAATGTAGGTGTACTAACTGCCAGCGATAGTACTGTTTTTAGACTGGTTCAAGGGCAAGTCATAAGTGCAGGAGTAATTAAACCTTCTACACCGAGCACTAATTTATTAGTTACTGTAAAATTTAGTATGACATTAATAGCCCCCACTACATAATATTTAAGGATATAACATATAATGACAACGCAAATAAAAATAACAGAGTTAGGCAGCATCGACAATGCTAACTTAACAGCCACTACGCTATTCCCAGGTGTTAATATGGTGGGGACACCTTTAACGCAAAAGGTGACACTTCAGCAAATAGGCAACGAAGTTCTTACAGGTGCGGGGGGAGTCTATTTTCCTCCCGCAGCGATAGCAAATATATCTTATTCGGTAGTAAATGCAGCACAGCCTAATATCACAAGCGTAGGTACTTTAACCAGCTTAACAGTTAGTGGTAACATTAATGTATCAGGCGGTAATGTAGCTACTAAGGCAAATACAGGATATAATATAGTTAGAAATACGCAAGTAACTGTAGATAATATTATAGCGAGAGTTTCTAGTGAGGGTAAAGCGCAGATTACAACAAATGCAGGCACCTCATTATTAGCATATAGTGGATACGGAATAGTTTCTGGTATGTATAATGCATTTACTAATGGGGGGTCTTCTGTAAATCCTGGTATCTGGGTAGATATTACTGATACTAGTTTGAGTTCTACGGGAGACAGTATCATAGTTACTCTACAAAATATGAGTACTTCAAGCGTATATAGAATTACATATGTACAAACTGGAAACATGGCAAATGCTACTATAATAATTGAAAAATTATTATAAATAAATTAAAGGAATACTAATTATGGCACGTAAATCCCCGGTAGCTAACGAAAATGACCCGTCATTGTTAAGGCAGATTGAAACACTAAATAATCAATCACTTATAAGACCTAATGTAGTAAGCAATCCTACTGTTTTCGCTTTAGCTACTCAGAGTACAAACAACAATAATGTTACAATTACTCAAAGTATTAATAACGATTCAGGGGATATAGTAACTGTTTATAATACTGATGGTACAATAAATGTCACAAGTATTGATCAGACAATAAACGACTATACTACTGTAGATTCAGGTGTTAGTCAAATCATTGCAGGTGAAAATGTAACTATTTCATCTACGCAAGGTAATGGTGTGGGTGTAGTAACTATAAGCGTAAATGCTAACCTATCCTTAAGTGATAGTAGAATATCAAATGGAACTAGTAATGTAGAAGTTTTACTAAATGGTCCTGTCACCATTGGCGCAAGTGGCACACCTAATACAGTAATTATAAGCAATACAGAACTAAGAACGACTGGATCCATAATTTCCAATGACGCTAATTTAGGAAATGCAGCAAGAGCCAATTTTTTCATAGGTGATGGTAGTTTACTAACTAACCTGCCAAATGTGGGTGGAGATTATAGTAATAGTAATGTAGCAAGCTATTTACCGTTTTATACAGGCACATTAGCGGGAAATAGTATAGGTGTTACAGGTATTTCTAGTGCGAACGTATTTGTTGGTAATGGTGCTTTCCTTACTAATTTACCAGGTGCTAATGTAAACGGTACTGTGGCTAACGCCACATTCGCAATTACAGCAGATAATGTATCTAACGCAGCACAACCTAATATTACAAGTGTTGGCGCTCTCACATCACTGAGTGTAATTGGTAACGTTACTGGTGATTACTTTATTGGTAATGGCTATTTACTAACTGGTATTGTAGCCAACACAGCCAATTATGCCCACATCGCAGGCGAATCATATAGTGTTTCCGCAGCAAATATAGTTGGAAATGTCCAATACGCAAATACAGCATTAAGCATAGATGGATCCAATGTTAGTGGCGAAGTCCAATTCGCTGCAACTGCTAACAACGTTGCCGGCTCTAATGTTAGTGGAGAAGTAAGTTATGCGGCAGTAGCAAATAGCGTAGAGGGGAGTAATGTAGTTGGATTCGTGAATGATGCTAACTTTGCAACTGCTGCCAATACGGTAATATTACCTGATCAACCCAATATTACAGCAGTGGGTAACCTAACATTTCTATCAGTAATAGGTAATGCTGATGTAAATACCCTAAACGTATCCAATGGTATATTATTAAGTAGTAGTGTAGGTAGTAATATAAGTGGTGTAGATTATATCACAGCTAACTATTTTGTAGGTAATGGTTCAAGTTTAACTGGATTACCTACACAAAGCATAATCGCTAACGGCAATAGTAATGTAAGTATAGCAACTGCTACTGGAAATGTGGTATTGAGCACTCAAAATACGGTAAATACCTCACAAACTAATAGACTGTTTTGGACTACAAATGGCACATTGCGCTTACAAAATCCAGCAGCATCGCTTACTAATGCAATGATTATAGAAGGTTATCGCGACGCGCAACAAGCAACTAATTTAGTATTCTTAAGAGGTCGGGGAACATTAGCCGTCCCACAAAGCGTGCAGTCAGGCGATATATTAGGGGGTATTAATGGATCAGGAATTAATTCAAGCAATATTTGGGAATCAGGTAATGGTGCTGTAGTAAGATTTCAAGTTGCTAACACTTATAACTCTACTAGTGATTATTTAATACCAATGAACGTTCAAATACTTACAGTGGATAATGTAGGTAATGTTGCAACTTATAGAACAACTGATTTCTTTGCTAATGGTACATTTACACCAGCAGGAAATATTGTGGCTATAGCAAATAGCGACCATATTTTGGGAAATAGCATTACTGCTAACTTCTTTATTGGTAATGGTTCATTATTAACTGATATCATATCATCAACAGCAAACTATGCTAACTTCGCAGGTAATGCCTTCTCTGTAGATGGTTCGAACGTAGTGGGTGCGGTAAGTGCTGCTAATATCGCAAATGTCGCATACTCAGTAGATGGTGCAAATGTATTTGGTGAAGTAGCATACGCTGCACAAGCAAATAGTATCGGCATTTTAGCAAGCATAACTGTAACAGGTAATATTGGCAATGCTGATTATGTCATTGCCAACTATTTCGTGGGTAATGGTTCAAGTTTAACGGATGTTACTGCCACTACAGCAGGTACCGTTACATCTAACGCACAACCAAATATTACTTCTATAGGAATATTATCAACATTATCGGTAAGTGGTAATGCTAATACAGGTAATATAGGTGCAACAAATGGCGTATTTACTAATATTTCAGGTAACGGTGCTGGATTGACTAATCTTTCTCCTGCTAATATGGTGGGGATGCCCTCTGCCATGACACTATTAGTAGACCCTGATGGTAGTGATGTAACAGGTGATGGTAGTGATAATAAACCCTTCGCTACTGTACAGGCGGCGCATGACTATGCTGCGGCAAACATTGCGTCAACTGCTTACGTCGTAATCAAGCTTAATGCAGGTAGTTATGCAGGTAATGTCACACTAACAAGACCTAGAACCGCTATAGTGGGAGCAAGTGATGGTATTATAAGATCATCGTGGATCACAGGCTCTGTAACTATCAACATGACTTCTGGCGCTACAATACTATCAAGTGATATTTTTGCTTTAGAAAATCTTATAATAACAAGTAGTAGTGATGCAGTAGTTTTAGGAGGTAATCAAAGATACGTATTTTTTGGTAGAAACATTTACGTTTATTCATCTTCTACAGCAAGTGCCTTAAGTGTTACTAATACTTCTACAGGTGGTATTAAGGTAGATTTATTAAATGCTTACTTACAATCTGACGGCAGCGGTACAACTTTAGTAACATCTAACACTTATTATCTAAACGTTAACTCCTCTACAATCGACGCAAATACGGGTCCTGCATTAAGTTTAACCACAACTGGTGGGTTAATTGGTACTACCCGTATTTCTACATCTTCAGGATCAAATACTGTAGTGGTAAATAGTCCATTCACACCGGGTGGTGCTATCACTTTTGGTGTTTGCACGTTTGAGAGTACTGCGACTAATGGTAATGGTATCTACATTGCATCTGGTGCTACAGTAGCATTGGGTGGTTGTGCTTTCAACGTACCTACTGGTACAGGTTTCGCTGTAGCAGGTGCAGCTGGATCATTCTTAGTCAAATCTGCTAATAACAATCAGATAGCATACAATACCAACGGTGCTACACAGGGTACAGTTACAGTAGTACCAATGACATATCTGTAAAACGTCAATAATACAAAAAGGCCCCTTAGGGGCCTTTTTTATTGTGTAACTTAATTGTTAGGCTAGACTGTGTTCGGTATACTTTGCCATACACATTGCTGGGACATCAGAGTAGGGAAACTCCAGATGAAACGGACAGCCATTACGCCATTTTTTGTTCTTGATAAAGAACCCCAGTTCATCAAGATCCTCTTTGTTAGAGGGATCAAAAGAACGCTTAGTAGTGAGAGCAGCCTTCATTTTGTTTCCTGTTAGGTTACAAAAAGGGGCAGAACTTGCCCCTGTTCTTTTACATCAGAGCGGGTTCGTCAGCACCTTCAACAGCAGCTTGAACAACCTCTTCCGCTGACACTTCGACCTTTGCCTTGCGTCCACGGGCTTTGATAGCGTCGAGTGAGGGCTTCTCTTTCTTCGCGCGGGGAACGCGAACCTTGACTTCACCATTAGCCTTGCTAGCCACCTTAGCGCGATAATCATAAGCGTCAGTGATCACACTCTGATCTTCGGCTGACTGGAAGTCGGGATGCGACTTCATAAAGTTTAGAGCATCCAGCTTGTTCATCTCCTGGGGGAGGTCAACAAGATCAATGCGAGTAGCACCGCCTTTGGTGAACTGCTTGATGCGCCGAATACGGTCGACACCGAAACGAACCTTAGCATTACCGTTGTGAACAGTGATACCAACACAAGTCCAAAGTTGATCTGCTTTTGCCATTTGAAACACCTCGTTATAGAGTTAAGATTGAAAGAATGTCATTGCGACAATTATTAGTATAACTCCGGGCCCAATAATTGTCAAACACTATTTGCCCAGAATTAGAATTCGATACGGACTGAACCAGGAACTACGCGGTCATTGGCGTCAAATTCCTTTACTACTTTGCCACCATAAGCCTTAGCAAAGTCTTCCATCATGTCCGAAAGATAGGTACCAGGAAGTTCTTGGCGATAGTCAACAGTCACAACTCCTTGGTCAAAGATTGCTTTGCCAATCTCGGTACGGCGAACAACTTTTGCGCCAGTAAACTTGTGCCAAGATAGAATGCCAAAAACAACATTACGATATAGGTCTTTATCCATGTACATATAAAACTCCTTTTAGTTAGCGGGAATAGCGTATTGAGAAATAAGTAGTTTGCCGTACTGAGCCTTAGCCATTTGAAATGCCGAATAAGGATCAGGGGCAGTTACATAAGCCTTGACGGTGCCTGCGCCAGGCTCATCTTTTAGTTTGATAATGACAAAATAAGTATTCATTAGAATAGTCCAAAAAGTAGGCCAATGCCTGTTAGTGTCAGAACAGTATAGCAAAGTGCCACACCGAAGTCAACTGATTTGGTAAAACACCAAGCCCAAAGTTTATCCATTATATTGCTCCTCAAGGTCGAAGAATTCCATCGTTACGATGCTGTTATCCAAAATCTTTTTGGGGATGAGAATAGAACCAAAAGTACCCCGATCACCCGCCCCGTTACCAATATTGGTCAATACCAAACACGGCATTTCTCCCCTTTCAATTTCCGAGATTAGGGTATACATGTCATCCTTAACAATATCCCATTCATCGTGTTCGGCGTAAATGCCTTTACAAATAACATTACCTGATTCGTTGGTCAGAGTAACGAATAAAGTAAACCGTTTCACTTCACTTCTCCAGGATGTAGGGAGCGTTCCACTTGCCGATGTTGATATCGACATACCAACCCACATCAAAGTAGTCGGTTTGGATATCGGAGTTGTCGTGGTTGCCCATCATCATCGCAGCATAGACCTCAGTCAGAAACGCCTTAGCATTGCCGTCGAAGTGGTCTCGGAAGTGATAGACATTCACATCCACGTAACCTTGGGTCACGGGCCTGAACCGGCGCGCGTTTTGATAATGATCGCTACCGCAAACTTTGTTCATGTTGCCGATGAAGTCGATCGGACCCGACTTGACATTGAGCACCAGCGTGCTGTGGTTGCGAACCGCCAGCGTAGCCTTGACGCCGTATTTTTTACACACAGCCTTGATCTTGGGGGCCAGAGCTTTCTTGCGATCTTGGGACACGTAAGCCATTTGTTACTCCGTTTGTTCAGCGTATGAGAGTATTATACACCCAAACCGATTTATTGTCAAGCCTTTTTGTTCGCGGTACTGATCGAGGACTTGAAGAGGAAGTTACAGAGGATAGTGATCCCCCACATTTGTAGCCAAGTGACCTCGTTGACGCCAGCTACAGCACCAACCAAGCACCAGTTCCACAGCATGTAAGCAGGCCAACTCAGGAGAAAACCGATAAGCAGGATCGTACCCACAGCGACAAAAATCACTGCCAAGCTATCCATAATACGCATTTCTTTTCCTTTAGAAAAGTTGTTTAAACTTCAAGGTCAACTTGGACTTCGTTGACCTGCTGATTCGGGTTTTGTTGGTTGAAGAGTTTCACGGCTTGGTCAAAAGACTTGGCAAAGACCGTGAAGTTTTTATTGATCGTGTAAAGTTTCATCATACCGTTATTATAGCACCAACCCGATTATTTGTCAAGTGTTTTGACAAAATCATCATACAGTTCAAATCCACGTTCCAGGCATTCTTTGTATGCCCCAACTTGCTCAGTTGCCTTAAGCAGGGTTTTATTTCGATTGGACACTGTGCACCAGCCTGTCATGTGTGGGCGCATATGTTGGTCGCAGTAGATCCAAACATTCTCACCGAAGTATCGGCTATCTTCTTTAGGATCAATCATCACTTACCTCCGAAAAGACTGTATTTGGTGCGGTAACCAATCTGCCAAACCGCAGCAATATCGTCTACACCTAGTTGAACCGGCTTGTTACGGTCACTATAACTGCCCCATTCACAGCGTCCACCAGTGACCTTAAAATGGGTACACTCAAAATCGTGGGTATAACCACTCTTGTAGACGACACGAACCTTGTAGATAACCGTTTTCTTAAGAAACATTTTAGACACACTCAACTTTGTCAAGAAACAAGGGAATGCGGATCAGGTTCTCGGAGTACTCGCGGTTACCCGATCCGCGACGGGCGTGAACCGTGTATTCTTGGGGTTCGATCACAGCCCAGACATCGTTGCCGATACCTGATTCAGACCAAAGATACGTGCCCATCCACTGGATACGTCCTTCAATAACTTTGACCTTTTGGCCTTTTTCCACAGACTACTCCTAAAATTTCAGCGTATAAGATATTATACAAGGAATTGGATTTATTGTCAAATTATAGGTTATAAAATTCGCACTTAGATTTGTCGATACCTACGGTTCTCCACTTTTGAGGCATGTTTACTTAGTAATAATAAGCTAGCCAAATTTCAGTAATTTGTTGTTCAAACCAAACTATACCTTTCATGAACACCAATAGTTCTTTATTTGAATATAGCTTGTGTAGGCGACTATCTCTGTCATAATGACTTAATATTTGACTTTTTATTTCCATTGAAATGCGATTATTTGGAAAATGCAATTTGCACACATTTGTACTTTATTTTCTGATTGTTGTCCATTTCCAAACGCATACCCTCGGCCTTATTCACACATTCAATAAGTGTGTCAAAGCTATCTAGATTTCCTGAGGATAGCACTACTTGATTAAATCCAACAGTCATATAAAAAATCAGTACAAACATTCTTAATTTTTTTTAGTCAGAGTTTCAATAGGGGTCGTAAGTTTTTTTGCCCAAGTAGGTCGAGGGAAACCCTCCATCCAAGGTCCACCTCTAGGTCCATCAATGATCTGTTTTCCAAATTTTTCTTCAAATTTAACCTTACCCTCACCATAACTTTGAGGTAACGGTACATTATTTTTTAATACCGCATATGACCTGAGAATGTTATCGTCAGTTTCGTTCTCGACCAACCACTTAATTTTTTGGTCGTAACTTTTGGATTGTTCTGCATCCAAAAATTCTTCAGAATCCTTAACCTTGAATTCAAATACCCATTTCCAAACTCTTTCGGCTGCTTCTTTATTCATAATAGTCTCCTATACTACTATTTAGAATAGTTTGAAAAGATTGGGCAAAATACCTTTAGTGTTATACTCTTGTTCAATCTTTTTTGCAGCTTCTATGGCCGCCTCCTCATTATCATATTGAGGGGATGTTCTAATCATACCGCCAGGCACACTGTCGCGGTATAATTCAAATTTCAGAAGCCATTTTTGGGAAAGCGATCCCTGTTCAGCACCTACAAACTTGATTTCTCGTTTACTGAGCATTTTTAGCTACTCGCATAAGCTTATACAGGTACACTGCCACATAATCGGCGATGGCATCTACCTGCATTGTAATCACACCTGCCTCAATAGTCATAAGAAGAATTTCCAGTTCTTCATCTGTAAGAATGTCAAAGTCTCTCATTCGTCATCCCCCATTACAAAAGTAAATAGAACCCATTTAGCACAATTGATTGCTTGCTTTGCTTCTTCGGGTTTACCCTGATTAATAAGGGAAAAGGCCCGATCCATAACACTTGATGCGTACATTACGGGACCAAATTTTTTGAAAATTTCATTATCGACTGTGGTTTGGTTAAGTTTAGCTACTGAGCACCCATAAATTAGAAATTCATTTTCAATGTGGCTCATGCTACGTATTTCCCGAATTCGTAAAAAACGGCGTCGATGGAATCGTTCCAGCCATCTGATCCCACTTCAAACTGATAAACAGCTTCCGCCATTACGATAAAGTCCTCTAGCTCATTCTCAGGGAGAAGAAAAACGTTTTGCCTAAAAACTACCCTAGTAATTTTCATGCGTCCGCCTCAATCATGTTTGCAGGTACACGCCACATCGTGCTTCCAACCTGAACCGTGATAAACTTGCGGGCGATCTTAGTGATCTTGCCGTAGCTGATTTCATTCCGCTTGCTGTTGCGGAATTTGACATCGCTGCCAACTTTGAAGTTATACCTGATATTCGCTTTTGCGATGTTAGAGCGTGCGAATTTTACAGCCATGATAACGCTATCCAGCTGGTCGTTGGTCAGACCATTGAACATGATGGCGTGATTGATTTCGGAGATAGTAGGCATTGTCTTTACCTTTTTAGATTTTGACGCGGTTATCCGCCAGGAACTTTTCCATGCCAGCTTTGCTGACCTCGTAGCCACCTTCCTTGAGCCACCGCTTGATGTGGGGCAGGAGATAACCCTTCGATTCCAGAATCGTCAGCGGGGACTCACCCCCATCCAGTCTGGCAAAGTATTCCTCAACCGTGAAGTTTTTGACCAGGAAAGTCAGAAACGAACCCCGTCCACCACGCTTGAAGCGTGCGACAAACTTGCCCTCGTACATGGCGTACTCGCCCGAAGTAAACTTGGACTTGTCAAACTTGGTCACGATAGCTCCGTTCATTCACTATACCGCTATTATAGTACCAATCCGATTTATTGTCAAACTTTGGGTCAGAGGTAACCCAGAGCCCGGCCCCAGCGACGGGCAGCAGCCTTGTCGTCAAGACCCAGATCCTTACACACACGGTCAGCCATCTTGTCACCCTCTTCGCGCAGCGCCTTGAACGCCTCACGGTCACCTTTGGTGTAGGAGTGATCCGCCCAGTTAGCGAGGTCAAACTCACAAGTGACGGGCATGGTCATGTCCGCACCGCTGTGGAATCGTGCCATGCGCCACACGTATGCAGCAAACCCGAAACCTTTAGGTTTCGTGGACCTAAGACCTTTACGGCCCTTGACGGCGTCAAGAACCAGGGAGTACTCGGGAGCGGTATAGTTAGCCATTGCTTTTTCCTCAAAATTCAGCGTATAACCGTATTATAGAACCAATCCGATTTATTGTCAATCTACTGATTCCAGCCTAGACCTGATCTCCAGATAGAATTTTTGGTATTTTGCGATGCGAGCAATGTCTTTGTCAGACACACCTTTTAGACGGCGAATATCGGTATTGTGCCTGAGGTCTGCTAGTTTCACTCGCATTGCATCAACATTGGCAAAAACACACTCTTTATACTCATCGTATGTTTGTCCCGGCTGTTTTGTCAAGGCTTTGATGCCTGCAATGACCCGCTCGCTAATGCCTGCATCACGAAGGTCTTTATAAGTAACATCAGTATCCTCGATAACGTCGTGACCCAATGCCATGCACATTAGTTCCTCGTCGTCGGATTTGAGGTAATGCATTACTTTAAGCGGATGCAGAATGTAGGGATTCCCACCTTTGTCAAACTGACCATGATGGGCGTTAGTTGCAATAACTAACATCTTGTCTAACATTTCACCCTTTTTCACACCATTCTCCTTTTTCACAATTTTATATTATCAAATAATAGATTTATTGTCAATCCAAAAAAAAGCCCCGTTTCCGGGGCTATTTTTTATCGCTTGTTGCCTTGATTTACAAAGTCATACATCTTTTGAGCAGTCTCCAAAACTTTATCAAGTCCTGGAAACTCAGGCATTCCCACTTTGGTAGTAACGATGCCTTTCTCATCACGTTGGGCAGTTACTTCCCAACCCATATATTTGGTACGATACTCTTCAGCTACTAGGTCTTTAGCCATAGCTAAGATTTCAGTACGGATCTCGTATCCGTTTTTTGTAAACTTTACTTCGGGCAGTTTAGGTGCCCAGTCTTTATTTTCAAACATGTGTGTCTCCTTGTGTGTAAGTTATTTACCGTTATAGGTAAGGTGTTTTATTTTTTGTTCTGTGTTCTTGGTATTCACGAATAGATGCTATAAGTGCTTTGCCAATGTCTAGTAATCTTGCTAATAGTGGCTTCATGCTATAAATCCCCTTGAGATTTTTTCTGTAAACTCACGTTCTAATCTTTCTACATCACCTGCAGTTTTGGGATTATGAGCCGTGATGTACTCTTCCATACGCTTACCATAGTTATCCATACGGACAATTTTAGCTAAAATAAAATCAATGATATAATAGAACATGATTACCTCCCAAAGAATTCTTTGGAAGTTGCCAATTTTCCTAGTTTGGTTGCGGTTTCAATACTGGTAGCAACGGCTGCTTTAGTGTAAGCTGTTTGAGCATCGACAAATTCTTCCATGATTGTGGCTAGTCTGTCGTTTGTAACGAATGTAGCAATAAATTGTTTCTTGCCACCTTGAATTGTGTCGATAAAGGCGTTAGCCATAAAGTTTAGCATAATAATTCTCCTGTGTGTGTAAAGTTATTATACTACTATTTATGTCGCAACGCAACATAAAAACTGCTACTATTTGCCCAGATTAACCGCCTCTTGTACTGCGTTTAGTTTTCTTGGGAGTAACTACCGCTGAAGTTGATGTTGAACTAACTTTACCTTCAGTCTTTTTCTTTCTACCTTTAGTTTTCTCAGGCTTAGATGCGTTTTTAGCTTCTAGCGCAGACTTTAATATACTTGACAGTGATTTCATTTTATTTTTATACTCTCCAAATAATCTTTTAAATTACCGTACAAACTAACCATCATGGCTATACGACTATCGTATAATCGTATTATAAATTTGCCCTTTGTAGTATTTACATCCAAATAATAGGGACAAGCTATTTTTTTGCTAAGTTGAAGGGCGAATGAATGATAAGTTACTGCGATACTGCCTGCAGGTATCTCATACTCATAGAATTCAATTTCAGCCAATTTGAATGCTTGATCGCCACGTTCAGTAAGTCTCAATCCACCACTTCTACCTGTAAACCACCATTTAGTCAATAAATCATTGGATTTAAGCCTACCGCTCAAATCATAGTTGAGATTTTTTGGTATTTGACCTAGAACCAACTCAGTGATTTTTAGCTTGGTGTCTAAAGTATTATGCATCAGGGTAAACAATAGTACCAGAATTCATAAACACAACTGTAAATTTATTTGTTTTGAATTGTGAGTTCAATTTTCTACATAAATTTCTAGCATGACCTGGATTACTGAAACTTGTTTTTTTATATTTGGGAGTTGATTCGTTATTTAAGTAATGAGCAGTTTTAAGGTTAAAAGGCTGCCCGTCATAAAATACAGACCACACGCCATAAGCTTCTACAATTTGATCTACTTTGTAGGTAGTTTTGTCTACCATTTCTGCTAGTACTTTAGGCTGTGTTCTTGCCATTAAAATTTACCACCATTTACTTCTATTTTTATTACTTCGTCTTTGCTATCTGTTTTATTGATTATCGAATAATAATCATGTAATAATTTAGATAACTCGTCCCTGAGAATTCTGGCGTCATTAATAGGCATCCTATAATCAACGCTGCCACCCCTACCGTCTAAATAAGACACTTTTTCTATGAATTGTTTGATTGCTGACATAAGACTATTTATCTTATTTTGCAATCTCCTCTACACTTTTAAAAGGGCCCACATATTTATAGCGTTGAATAAAAATATACTTGGGGCAGAACTGAACACCTAGTTCTTCGTTTTCGGGAAACTTAAACCATCCTGCTGCGTGATAGCATTTGCTGTTATTACTTTTAGTAAACAAGTGTAATTTACGATGAATATCAAATATAGAGTTGTATATCCTTTTAGGAGTAGGATATTGTTGAAAGGGTAGGGGAGTTTTATGCTTTTCAATCTTGACGTTGGTAAAATCAATCTTTAGTTGCTTTTTGATTGCTGCTGTATTCTTAAAATGCTCTACGCTACCGTTAAGCTTTAAATCGTATCCTTCAGGGCTAGCAATTACATTCCCAACTTTCTCTTTACCATCGGTAATAACCCAAAACTTATCTTTAACTACAGGTTTAGCAATTAGTGTTTTCGTCGTCATGTTCTATCCATTTTTTGTTACTATAGTCCCAATGTCTATTATCATATATTTTAGCACATACTGCATACGAAAGCAACCCCAGTAGTATACTGATACCACCATGATCTTTGCCCACAATAGAGGTATCAATGTTGAAATCAAAAAGGGTTTGATCCTGTTTGTAAATTTCAAATTCCCAATATTTGTTTTGGGTAATTTTACCATAGCGATTATAAATGTTCTCAAATAAATCCCTACTGCGGGGATTAAGTATAGAGAATGATAGGTTAATCATTTTTCTTAAACTCCATATATGGGGCAATATCGTTGTCAAAAATTTGTGCCATTTGACTCCAAAGAATCTTTGCTTCTCGTTCAGTCATGCCACTACTGATATTGTTTACAAAATCTCCTAATGTATGTTCTTGCTTTCTTAATCCATAATCATGGCGGAAAGTATAGCACATACTAGTAATAATTTCTTCTCTTGTTTTCATAATTTCAATAGATATGCTGTTACGTCGGCACTGTTAACGATAGCCAAGTCTTGGGGGTATTTGTTGTATTCCCAAGTTTGCTTATTAGCAAGCTTTTTAATTTTAACCATTTTAGGTGTAAGTTTAATCACTTTAGCTACCATAAGACTATTATGGTATGGTGCAACCACACAATCACCCAAATTAATCTGCCTGCCTAATTTATCCCTATGTTCGCTGTCAGCCATTTTTTTCTTCCTTAACCAATTCACACACCATCAAAAATTTGTCATAAGCATCTTTGACGGCAGGATGGGTCATGAGTTTTTCGGCTTCCTCAATCATAGCCTTGACACCAACCTCAGCAATAGTACGGGCAGCGGGCCATTGTAATGTTCTAGCTTCGTCCCCCCAAACTGTGATAAGATTGTGCCATGCCTCTCGTTCAGCATCACTAAGTGGCATACGCCTTGTTTGAACTTTGCTGGCATCCATGATAGCTTTAGCAATAGCATCTTCTGCTGTTTGCCCAGCAGCAATCATAGCAGCGTGATTGGGATTGATGTTGTAGCGGCGACTTATCCCACCTGGATAACAAACAACCACATGGGTACCTTTAGGATAGGAATCCATAAGCTCATTGTCATATTCATAGACAGGCTCATATTTTCTGCCCACTTTTTTATAGAAGGTAGTTTTCTTCATGGCTTCATGTATTTCTGCAAAATTCGTTGAGCGATGTTAAATTCAGTTTTTTTAGATAAGCTTTGTTCCAATACTTCCATCAATAATAGCATTTGTAATTTTTCTACAATAGCTAACTCACCTTCAGAAAGTCCAGATTTGAAATATTCCAGTTCTTCAGTTGTTTGAATGTTCCATAGGATATCAAGATACCAACATTCTATCAATGATAAACCTTCTATCCTTATAGGACCTTCTTCAAAATCCATTATCCCCCCAGTTGCTCCCAAACATACTCACTTTCTTTCATATATGCTACTGGCTTGATCCAACCATTTTCAATACATTCAATAAGAAATCGTTTATGGTTTTGTGGGCAATTAGCATCAATTTCAAAGCCTGCTCTAGGAGCAGATTGTAAACCTACGTTAAAATAAAAATCTTTGTCCCCTCGTCTAATAGTTTTCAACTTGTCTGCGGGCACTGAAATTTTATACTTCATTATAGATTGCCCACGTAAGGTGAATTAAGCCATCGTGCGTAGGCTTCAGCCTGCTCACTAATACGATTTAGTTCATACTTGCTACAGAATTTCATAAAATGAATACCTACACTTGGAGTAGTATTGCGTCTAACCATTTCTTTGATAGCAGTATCTACTTTGTCTTTGATTTCTTGTGGCTGTGCATTGAGGTCGATTAGTGTGCGATTGCGTTCATAATCGTCACGAACCCTATGCTCGACACCATCATGATCCATCCAACGCTGTAGCATTAGATTGTTCCAGTTAAAGCCCTGTTTGTCACGATCAGCATATGCTTCGATCAGTCCAACTTTGTTTTTGCTGCCTTTTGTACGAACACCAGGATATGCGCTAAACACGTTATCAGTACCATCTCCACGCATACATTTCTCAAATAGAATGAATTGTGGATCAGCCAATGTTTTTAGTTCCTTTGTCTTTTTATCGACAATCATTTTTCCTCGCTCATCAAAGTATCCTTCGTTAGTGATAAATTGTTTTGCGATACCATTGTATTGGAACACGTTTGGACTAATAAGCTGAATATAATCAGTGTCGCTACTAATAATGTAATGTTGGTCATTAGGGTGGAGGTCAATAAATCTGGCAATCACATCGTCTGCTTCTGCTTCAGGATGACGGATTACACTACAGTTGGTCTTTTCAGCAAGGAATTTGGTGAACAACTCATATGTTTCCCAAAACATTTTGTTTTCATCAATCTCAGCCTGCGTCATCGCGGTCTCGTCCAGAACACGGTGGGCTTTGTAGGGCTTGTAGAATGATTTGCGCCAACTACGACCTTCAAGGCAAAACACAACATGGTCAATGCCAAATTTACGAACGATTTGGTTAGTTGATGCAAGAGTGAGGTGTAGTGCCATGCCCACTTTTTCCCAAGTATCGCTGCGCTTAGAGGCAATGTGCCTGGCGCGGAAAAAAGTGTTAGCCGTGTCTACCAAAGCATATTTCATTGTGTGGATCCAATGTAGGTATTTGTCATAATAACACTATACTACAAACCACATTTATTGTCAACTAATCTCTGTCCTACCATCACCAATATTACGGCTTCTGACTACTCGTAGATCCCTGTTTGTAGGATCAGCTTGATCCTGCTCATAAATTTCTAATGCCACATTACGGCATACATTTTGGAACCAACGATCAACAATTATTTGGTCAGTATCATCTTCGCGGATTTTATAACCTGTTTTGATAAGATTGATGATAAATTTGTCATTCCAATCTAATTCAAATGCGCCATTATTTATATCGTTTGGATCTAAATCTACCTTAAGAATAGCAATATAAGGTTCTCCTGCAGCAGTTGCCTTTTGTTTAGGAGTCAGTTCTGTTTTAGGAGCCTTAGGTTTTTTTGTTTTTGTACGAGTTTGCGGGGTAGGAGGAACAGGGAATCCTCCCCAAGGTTCTTGGTTATTGGGATCTTTAGCCTTAAAGAATTCTTTAATTTTATTCCACATTATCATTTCTCTGTTTTCAATTTACAATTTAGCACAAATTTATATCTTTAGCAACATTAATGGTATAAATAAATTTGAGGATCGCGGTACTGGAAATACCCATCCTCTCTAATGCTATTGAGGAGCAGTCAGCATGACTATTTATTATCTGTACGTCAAGACCCATAAAATTACTGGCCTTAAATATTTGGGCAAAACATCATGCGATCCATTTAAGTATAATGGTTCGGGAAAATATTGGCGCCGCCACTTAAAAATTCATGGTAATACATGTGATACAGAAATTATAAAAGAATGTTCTTCTAATGAAGAAATAAAGAAATGGGGGAAATATTATAGCGATTTTTGGAACATCGTTGCTAGTTCTGAATGGGCAAATTTAAAACCTGAAGAAGGTGATGGTGGTAGCGTTTTCGGAAAAGACCACTATTTATATGACAAAACTATCTATTCATTTAGAAATTTAATCACCCATGAAACAGTAATTATGACCCAAAATGAATTCTGTAAAAAATATAAATTAAGTAGAGGCAATGTTTCTATGCTGTTAAAAGGAAAAAGAAACCATGTCGGTGAATGGGTAACTTCTGAATCGGCCTATAAATTGCCTTTAAAATATAAATTTTTCCATATAAAAACACAGAAAATAGTCGAAATGACTGCTCGGGAGTTTATTAAAACATATGCGCTTACTCCAAACAATGTATATAAAATGATTAGAAATATGTCAGGTACCGTTAAAGGATGGAAAGTTGTTTAGCATATTCGTATAGTTTAAAGCTGGCGAGATTTTTGGCCTTTGCCTCGACCATAATGTCCGCATAAGAAATATGCTCTAACGCCCAATCATTTGCGGCTTGATTCCACATGTAATCAGAATGGGCGCGCAAATCTTGTTTTTTCTTTCCTTCCAGGATCAATGATTGTAAATTGGGTAATTGGTTTGTGGGATGGCCAACAAGAGACTCTTCCCGTGATATGCTGTAATGTATAACAGGCCTAATACCCCTCCAACTATCAATAATTTTTTTAATGCGTTCATCATTTGGTTTAATATATTCTCCTGTATCAATAAAATGGTGGTGTAGGTCTAGCACCAAAGCGAGATCCTGTGCCAATTCGAGGCTGGCGTCGATCCCCCATCCGAATTCTGAATTCTCGATAGTAATACAGTTTCTTGCCTCCTCTGAGAGGCGCTTAAATGCGTTTCTGACACCGGCTGGACCAGCCTTTCCTGATATGTGTACGTTGATCTTGAAATCCTGAAACCGTTTCCCGTACCCCATGAAGCGTGCCATATCCGCATGATATTCAAATTCCTTGATTGATTGTTCTACTACGTTGGGATTTTCACTACCCAATACACAAAATTGTCCTGGATGAAATGATAGTCTTACATCGTTAGCTCTAGCAGTTTCACCAATAGGCGCTAATGCCCGCTCCATGTATGATACTACATCAGGTTGTTGATAAAACCATTCCCAATCAGGATGTGTGTAGCATGACAACATATCACTAGTAAGCCTGACCATTCTAAGTTCTGGACGTAGTGCTGCTACACGTTTGACCATATTATGGGTGTTTTGAATATTATCTTTCATAACATCCCATAGCTTTTCTTCAGCCTTAGCTTTTGTCTGTTTCTTTAGCCAAGTAAGAGTGGTCCCACCCGTGCTACAATCCTCACTGGTTACTAACCCTTTCTTGGGGTGGATTTCGCTCCACTTACAGGCGAAACCAATACGTTTAATAGATGAGTTGAATGACATAAAAGCTTATGTTAGGTTGAAGGATCAAGTATTATATACTACTATTTTATTTTTGTCAACTTATAGACCCTCAAATAACTCACTACCTACCTGCTGGTTTTTAGGAGTAAAATTAGGATCCTTTGCCAACCAAGTATCATTCTCTGTATACAAAACTCTAAATTTATGGCGATTAGTCAATACGCTTTCAAAATCTTCCCTTGCCAATGCCTTTCTGTTTAGTTCATCAATGAAGTCGCTATATTTAACATTAGTATATGAATTTATTTTAGCAGCATTTGTATTTGATTTTCTTGGTTCTAGTTTATTAACAAAATCAATCCAAGTCTGTGCGACTTCGGCATCTAAACTCTTTACATATTCTAATGCCCCAGTTGAGTAATATTCTTCAGGGGTAGTATTGTAAAGTAGTTTCAGAATGTTTGCTGCATTTTTTGTATCAGTTACATGAAAGTACTTTGAGTCAAAATTATCAGACCAAGTTTGTTTGTTCAAAACTAAACAAGGCATATGTCCCAAACATTCCATGAATGCATACGGATAATTTTCACGCAAACTAGGCATGTAAAATACTTTACAACTTTGCATGAATTTTACTTTTTCTTCACCTACTATCCCTGCTTTTATTTCATAATCAGTAATGCCTAATTCAGCAAATGCTTTTTCAAACTTTCTTGCACCATTGCTATTAGTCATAATTCTTGCGGGTAATCCAGACTCATGTATTGCTTTGATGTAGGCGTCAGGATTTTTACCATCTTCCCATCTACCAATAAAGAGTACGCCTTCTCTGTGACCATAATATGGTTCTAACAAACCTCGCTCGCTCATTGGCATACGCAATAAGGCACATTTAGCAGATCCATATTTGGATAATTCATCAATATTAATTTGGCTTTGTGTACCAATAATAATGTCATCAAATTCTAAATGCTTATTGAAATAATTATGGTAGGCATCCAAAAACACACCATCAATAGTCTTTTGTGATTCTCTGAAAATCATACTATGTAGGTGAGTATAAAACATTAATGGAATTTCTTTATATAACCCCAAACCATATGATGCGGTCATTGCCTCTTGCGTATTCACAATCATCAAATCATAAACATTTTTACTTAGTGCTTTGACCAATGATTTTCTGAAGTTAGCAATTTTTTCAAAGTTAATAGAATCGCTAAATGAAAAGGTAGCAACATGCTCTGTATATCTTAATGGTTCATCAGGATACACTAAATTGGCACCCAATGACTTCACTAATAAAATAAAATCATTTGTAGGTGTTTTATCTAATATAATATCTACCTTCCAATTAATCCTACCACACATTTCGGTGAAAGCTTTGGCAAATTGACCTATTCCACCATATGGTATGAATTGTTGGTCACTGATTAGGAAGGCTATTCTTTTCTCGTAAATATTCACTTATCATCCTTTAAAAAATTTACGAATTATATTATACCATTCTTGTGCATCTTCTTCGGTATCAAATGCCGGACTTAATTCGTAATTTTCATCACCTGACTTAATCCAAATCCAAACACCTTCATACTCATCAAAAATCAAGTTCACTTTATTTTCCTCTTATTTTATAGCGCCTGTAGATTCTACATGGATGGGAACATCCATCCAATCAGACCATTTATTTATGGTTAAAACGCCATCTTCTTTATATTCAGGGGTAGATACTAATTTTCTATATTGAAGAACTTTTACAGTTTCCATGTAAAAGTATCCCCAGTCATTTTGTAATTGTCTTCCTGTTTCTTTTTCTAGCCAACGCAATTCAAACATATTATATATGCCGCCCAAAAAAACAATAAACAGCAAACCATTTCCAAGAATATGGATTCAAATCTCTCCATTCTACTTGAGCAGGGTTTTGTTTAAATGTCATACCATCAGGACCCCATTGCCAATGATAAGTCCCAAATCTAATGTTAAACCAAAGATTACTCATTATGTACCCCAGAGGTTTTTGAATAGAGGAACCTGAAGCCTATCACTATATCTATAGCCCATTTTCATAGCAATTTCTGCTACTTTATGATTATTCAAGCTATAAACGCTTTCAACACCGCCCACTGGCATCAAATATACAGGACCATTGAATCCTGCTTTGCGATATTCATTTACTGCGTTTTCAGCTTCGGCAGCATCATATTCACTTGCTACTACAAACTTTAGATATACATATCCTACGTCTTGATATTCAGCAACAACTTTTGGTTTGATGGCATCTGACCATTGCTCTCCAGAAACACTTAGTTTAGGACTAACGCTAAAAGTGATTTCTTTACCTACTAGGTTCCAATCTAATAAAGCCTGTTTGAATTCTGGAGTGAGTTTTTGAGTACCATTTGTTTCAAAAGTAATTTCTGTCAATCCCATCATTCTGTTATGAAACAATAATTCAGGGTATGATCGTTGCCAACCCAATAAAGGCTCACCACCTGTGATTACTAAATGCTCGTCACGCCATTCTTTATGTGGGAGTAGCTCCACTATACCTGCTGCCAGTACTTCTGTGGTTTCCTTAATTACAAACTTTTTGAATTCAGGATAAATGGAACTATAACTATCACACCCTGTTGATACTAAGGGTAAATCTTTGAATGTATTGTATTTGTCAATATTTTTGATAATTTCTACTACTTCTGGATTGTGTGTTACTTCGACACCCAATATATCCTTTTCATACCTTCCAAAATTTTTACAACGGAAGTTGCAACCAAACATACGAAGGAATACACTGGGTACACCCATATATCGGCCTTCACCTTGAATGCTATAAAATTTTTCTGTGTAATGTAACATTTATTTTCTTACCTTTTTAATAATACCATATTCTGCGAATGTTTTTCCGATATAAGGGAAAAATTGGTGATGAAACTTACAAAAATTCCTTGTTATGATAACATCATTATCTATGACTATCAATGTATTTTTAGTAAATGTGGGATATAATTTTAAAAGATCACTGCTATTTTCACAAAATCCTAAGGGAGTAATATATGAATATTTTGATGCTGCTAAACTTCTGGATCTTAATCCTTGTTTAACTACTCTTGGTCTTCTACTTGCTATTTGTTTTTTAATTTTAGTTTCCAAATTGTCCTTTCTGTTTTTTGAAATAGCTTCGTATAGAATGCCATTGTATTTTTCAAATAATTCTTTAGGAATTCGGGAAACTTCTCCGGTATACATCTGTTTTGCTACTACAGTATTCTTACTGTACGCACTCACTATTTTGGCGTGTTCTTGTTTAAGATAAGCATAAACCTTACTTGTTATTTTATAATTTCTTTGAACGTCACCGCAGGTAGAATATACCATTTTATGTAGACCTTTAATCATTTTGGGATTACCCGTTGCTTTCGCTAATAATAAATGGGCTATGTAATGATGCCGAGCACCTAATTTAATTAAATTGGACGCATCATTTGTTCCTTTAAAAGCACGAGGAATAATATGGTGTTTTTCGGTATATCCCTTAAACTCAATATTACTACACTTATTGATAAAATTTAAATAGCGGTTTATCAAATGTTGGTTATAAGCATCAGAGTTTTTTAGAAGTTGGTCCTTAATATCATTATTACTCATGTAGGTTTAACATACCCATATTGCTTGTATAACCAATCTATAAAGTTTTCTACTTCTTTAGACTGATTTTCTATATTATACACAGAGTAATAAGCAAAGTAAACTTTATCTAACCATTCTTTATCAATAAATTTTTTCTGTTCCATTATTCCCAGCCCTCAAACAAATCTTCATTCCATTCACGATGTCCTTCACGGAAAGCCATGTTACTTTGTGTTTCTCTAACTTCTACACGATAACACCAAAGTCTTGCAGCCTCACCTGAACCCCACATATCAGGAATATAAACACCATTTACGTATTTGTATAGCATGTCAGCTAAACTTTCACAACCCAATTTAGGTAGAATAGTTAGCTTTGCCATTTTCTTTTCTTGTAGTAGTTTGTAAGTTTCTAGTTCAGGATCGTCGGCGCTTACTAGCAAAGTGTGATCGAATTTATCTTCTAAAAAATGTTTTAATTCTTTCAATCCACCATAATCAGCAGCCCAATTTCTAGCATCTAAGTCATTAGTTCCAAAATAGAACTTCATACTAAAGCTATACCCATGAATCATGTTGCAATGACTATCTGCGCGCCATTGACGATAAGCGCAGGGAAAAGCATCGTGATATTCTTTTGTGCTTGTATATTTGTATGTAATAGGTTGCATAGTTATTCCTGAACTAATTCAATAACAGGGTTATCTTCTAACCCATGATGAACTCTATATGTTTTACCTTGATACTCATACTCATCTGTAAATGTTCTTTGATTATTATATGATTTTGTGGGATCAAGTTGTTGTAATATTTTCCAAATAACATCACGTTCTTCGCCCATTAGTTTTAGATTATCTAAACCTATTTTGCGAAGATATGCGTTATACTCATCCATAGATAAATGTTTTGGTTTCATTTTTTCAATATACCTATTAATTGTTCTTGCTCTTTTTTCTTTAAATATTCTTCTTCGATATTGCCAAATTTAGAGGCAGACCTCATCATGGTATCTAAAGTATATTTTATATCAATTAGAATTTTTTTGTTTTCCCATTGGGTAAATCCATCACTATATGGGTCATTAACATCATAGTAAACTTTAAATAATTCATTCAAGATTGCTTGTGTTTTTCCATTGTAAATTACAGCCATTTTATTCAAGCCCCATTTGTTTACGAATCTTAGTAGCACTGATATTGGTTATGGATTCATCGAATGTTTCTTGTTCTATTTTATAACCTACATCACGTCCATATGTAATGTTCACGATATTTGGTACTACAATTATTTCATACTGACCTTGATATAATGGATCTAAATCACGTTTAATATAATTTTTAACTTGAGCTATTTCAAATGGGTTGGAACCCATCCATCCCTGACAGTCGCGAATCATTATACAAACTTGGCCTGTCTTAGCAATAGCACGTTCAAATAAGGCACGATGGCCTGCATGCCAGGGTTGCCATCTACCCAACATCTGTACAGTTTCTTTTCGCCAATCAAATTGAGGTCTACGTTTATTATAGAGAATACGCTCACCTACAAATGGCACCCATTTTTCAGCATTTTGTTCTGTGATTCTAAAATCATATTGTTCGGGTGGAACGAATGCTTTATTTGTATCTTCGTATCTACCTTCATTAATAGTATCCATCCAAATAGTCCAATCTGCTTTGAAATTATCTCTCATTTCAGGCAATGGAGCGACGAAATCACAAATTACAAAATCTTCTTTGCATTTGATGGCGAATTCAAACATACGTAGACTTTGACGTATTCTACCTTCTTTGCTGAAGTCCCAATCATTAAATTTCTTTCTAACGTCATCGGCATTAAACCAAGCTACTTGTGACTTATAAAAAGAGGGAACACTTTCGTATTTTTGCATTCTGTCTAGAGGCATTGTTTCTAAACAAGAAAAATCTTCTAAATACTTTTTAAGTCTTTCAGCAAAATATGTTTTGCCTGCGCCAGGCAATCCCATTATTAATATCTTTGAAGTCATTTGCCCATTCTTGCTATTTGATAAAACTCAGCGCGGACTTCAGGCTTAGTTTTGAATCCGCCACCTAATTTGCTTGTAACTGTTCTACTTCCTGTATCTTCAACACCTCTGCTTTTAACGCAATAGTGTTGTGCATCAATCATTACGGCAATGTCTTCTGTTTCAAGAATATAAGATAATGCATGATAGATTTGTTCTGTTAGCCGTTCTTGTATCTGCGGACGTTTAGCAAAGTATTCTACGATACGATTGATTTTACTAAGACCTAATACTTTCTTTTTAGGAACATATGCTACGGTAGCTAACCCATCGATAACTACTCCATGGTGTTCGCAGTTGCTTTGTACAGCCACATCGCGTTCAACCACCATTTCATCATAACGCATTTTATTTTCTACGGTTGTGCATTTAGGAAAATTTTCTTCTTTTAAACCAAAATATAGCTCATTAATATACATTTTGGCCATTCGATTCGGAGTTTCCTGCAGACTATCATCTGATAAATCCATACCCACAGTTTTCCATATCGTGGTAAATGCTTCTTCGAGAATATCAATTTTCTTTTTGTTTTCTACAGCAAGAAATTTATCATCGATGGGCGTTTCTACGCCCATGTTAATCAAGTGTTCTCTAACTTTCTTACCTAACACAGGGTCACACTTTGTTTTGTCAAAACTCATTTTTGATTCTCCTTACTCAAATTTGTTTATGATTTAAAAACGTGGGTTTAGTTATACTCCATATCAATCCATATTGATATTTTCTATCGGGATTATTATTGATATCCGTTTCATTTCTATATTTTCCTTTTAGTTCGCCCTCAAAAATAATTCTTTTTCCTGAAGGGCGAGTTAATCTGCCATAAACTATATTATAGTTAAGATTTACTAAATGTTCAATTTCCTTGGGAAATAAAAACTTTTCTTCCCCATTCACTATACACCATTTTTTACCTTTAACTGCTGATTTGCCAAACATCCCATTATTAGAACCCTTTCTTGCCATTCGTGTTTTTGAACCTACGCGAAGTTTAATTTCTGAAGTATTCGTTATGTTATCAGAACCAAAAATATTTTTATATGTATCCCATTCATATTTTCTTATTATTGAGTGTTCACATAGTATAGAATTGTAAATTGTAATAGTGTCTTTGCGCGGGTTATTAAATTCGGTATTTTTTTTACTTTTTATAGTATTAGTGCCCCAGTTACTTGTTCTAATATTAGTTAGGTTATATCTTTGTTTTAGCTCAAGTATAAGTGTTAACTCCAACGTCAATGCTTGGTGTTCGGTAAGTGAATCAGAAATTTTTATAATATATGGATTTATACCATGCGATTGGATCCATCTAATAGTATTCAGTTTATGACTATTTTTATATTTTCTGGTAGGTCTAGCATCTTTTAAATGCTCAAATAACCTATTACCCTTTCCTTTTCCTATATAAAATGGTTTATAGAGAAATGAAGCATCCGTTGAAGTATATCGGCCCGGCTCTAATGGATTTAAATAAACATACACATAATAAGTAGACATATAAGATTCCCGACTCCTTATATTATAAATTTTAAGATATCGAAATCTATCTTATTTCGACATGTTTATTTATCACTTGACGTAGATATCATTAATTTGTCGGTTGACCTTAATGAAGGTTGTGCATTTAGCCAATTGCTTTAATGTAGGTGCACCAACATATGTGCAAGTGCTACGCAAGCCACCCAAGATATCTTTTACAATGTCATGGATATTTCCTTTGTAAGGAACCATAACAGTTCTACCCTCTGAGCTACGATAGTCTGCAACACCACCATGATGCTTATTCATAGCAGTATCACTACTCATTCCGTAGAATTCAACCACTCCTTTACCGTCGATTTCCACGACCCGTCCGCCGCCCTGATCTGTACCAGCAAACATACCGCCCAGCATAACAAAATCGGCACCAGCACCAAAGGCTTTAGCAACGTCGCCAGGACAAGTGCAACCACCATCAGCGATAATATGTCCGCCAAGGCCATGAGCGGCATCGCTACATTCGATGATGGCAG